TATATACTAATATGCAACTAATAAATATTCAAGAGGTTAAAGCCAACGAAAACAATCCAAGATTTATAAAGGATTACAAATTTAAGAAACTTGTAAAATCAATTAAAGAGTTTCCAGAGATGCTAAAGTTAAGACCTATCGTAGTAAATAGTGATATGGTTGTGCTTGGTGGTAATATGCGTTTAAAAGCGTGTAAGGAAGCAGGACTTAAAGAAGTATGGATATTAAAAGCTATTGACCTAACAGAGCTACAACAAAGAGAATTTATTGTAAAAGACAATGTAGGGTTTGGAGAATGGGATTGGGATATATTAGGTAACGAATGGAACACGCAACAGTTGGAAGATTGGGGTTTAGAATTATTACCTTTTGAAGATAGTATAGAAGATATTAAAGAGCAAAAAGATTTATCAGATAATATAGAAAGTTCTTTTAGATTAGAAGTTGAATTAGAAAATGAAATAGAACAAGAAAAATTATATAACGAATTAATAAACAAAGGATTTATATGCCGACTTTTGACATTATAAAAGAAACAACAGCACCTAAAACTTTTAGAGTTGCATCTATAATTGGGAAGTTTGATTTACAAAGTGAAAAAATAACAGAACAATTTAAAGGAGAAATTGATTTAAGTTCTGATTGGAAGATAGGATTGATAGTTGGTAAATCTGGAACTGGTAAAACTACTATTGCAAAACAATTATTTCCAGAATCTTATATAACATCTTATGAATATAATAAAGAAACTATTTTAGATGATATGCCTAAAGAATGTTCTGTTGATGAAATTACAAAAGCATTTAATAGCGTTGGTTTTTCAAGTCCACCAAGTTGGTTAAAACCTTATTCAGTTTTATCTAACGGTCAAAAAATGAGAGTAGATTTAGCAAGAGCAATATTAGAAGAAAATAAAATGTTTGTTTTTGATGAATTTACAAGTGTTGTAGATAGAAATGTAGCTAAAATTGGAAGTTATGCAATACAAAAAGCAATAAGAAAAACAGATAAACAATTTATAGCAGTAGGTTGTCATTATGACGTAGAAGATTGGTTAATGCCAGATTGGGTTTTTAATACTGATACTATGACTTTTCAATCTTTTGAAGAGCAAAAAAAAAATAGACCAGAAATTAAATTCAACATATACAAATCAAAAGACAAATCAATTTGGAAAATGTTTGCTAAACACCATTATTTAAGTCATAGTCATAATAATGCAGCACACGTTTATTTAGCAACTGTAAATGATGAGATAGCAGGTTTTTTAAGTGTATTACATTTTCCTCATCCAAAAGTAAAAAATATTAAAAAAGTACATAGATTAGTTATATTACCAGATTATCAAGGAGCAGGATTTGGTATTAAATTTTTAGAAGAAATAGGTAAAAACTATATAAAAGAAAAATATAGATATAATATTGTTACATCATCTCCAAGTTTAATATATGCTTTAAAAAAATCTAATAAATGGATAACAACAAGATTTGGCAGGACATCTTCACAGTCAAAAGGAGCTACTGTTGGTAATATGCAAACATCTAAAAATAGAATAACAGCATCATTTGAAATGAAATAATATGAAAGAAAACCAAAACAGAACAGAACACCATAAAAAAGCAATTATAGAAGCGTTAGAAAAATCGTTAGGAGTTGTTACAACTGCTTGTAAGATAGTAGGAGTAGGTAGAACAACATTTTATCAATGGTTAAAAGATGATGAGAATTTTGCAAGGCAAGTAAAAGATATTGAAAACATTGCTTTGGATTTTGTAGAGAGTAAATTGTTTGAAAATATAAGAGATGGAAAAACATCTGAAACTATTTTCTATTTAAAGACAAAAGGAAAGAATAGAGGTTATGTAGAACGTCAAGAGATAACTGGTGCTGATGGTATGCCTACTAAATTTGAAATAGAAATAATTGAAAATAAAAACTAACGTAGTATTTAAACATCTTTTAAAATCAGATAAAAAGATAACAATAGAGCAAGGTGGTACAAGGTCTGGAAAAACCTATAACATTTTACTTTATATTATCTTTAAATACTGTTTAGATAATACTGGTAAGACAGTTACGATATGTAGAAAAACATTTCCTGCTGTTCGTAGTTCTGTTATGAGAGATTTTTTAGATATACTAAAGCAATACAATTCTTATTCAGAGTTACATCACAATAAATCTAATCACGAATATAAACTAAATGGAAACCTTGTAGAGTTTATATCTTTAGACCAACCACAAAAGGTAAGAGGTAGAAAAAGAAACTTGCTATTTATAAATGAAGCAAACGAATTAGATTACGAAGATTGGCAACAGTTAATTTTCAGAACAGAGGACAAGATAATACTTGACTTTAACCCATCGGATGAGTACCATTGGATTTATGACAAGGTAATACCAAGAGAAGATGCAGATTTCTACATTACTACTTATTTAGATAATAGCTTTTTAAATAAAAGCATTACAGAAGAAATAGAACGTTTAAAAGATACAGATGAAACCTATTGGCAGATATATGGATTAGGTTTAAAGGGTATCTCTAAAGCTACTATATTTAATTACACAGAGGTAAACCATATACCTCACGATGCAGAGTTTATAAGTTATGGAGCAGATGCAGGATATTCTAATGACCCAACTACATTAGTATCTGTTTACAAGAAAGAACACAACCTCTACATAAAAGAACATATATACCAAACACAGATGACTACCTATGACATCAGTAGGAAATGGAAAGAGATAGGTATTGAAAGAGAATTGATTTACTTTGATAGTGCTGAACCAAGATTGATTGAGGAACTCCGTAGGATGGGTTTTAACGTAAGACCAAGTTTAAAAGGTGCTGATAGTATCAACGCAGGTATTGACCTCTTAAAACGCTTTAAAATACATATAGAGAAAGACAGTCATAATGCTATACAAGAGTTTAGAAACTATAAATGGCAAGAGGACAGAAGTGGTAAGATGATAAATAAACCAATAGATAAAAATAATCATATAATTGATGCAGTCAGATATTCTACTTATTCTATATTAAGCAAACCTAACTTTGGTAAATACGCTATCATATAAAAATAATTAACATTTTTTGTGAATAAATTTGGTAGTTACATTTATTTGTTTTATATTTGTAGTGTTGCAATGAAGCAACAACTTTAAATCTTATATTATGACTTATTCAACTTCTTCTTTTTCTTCTTCTACTTTAATAGATGTTTTATATGCTTTCAACAATCGTTCTATGGCTATTGCTGAAATGGGAGAGTGGATTTATAGCGTAGACCCAGAAACCTTTGAAGAGGTTAAAGGGATTCATTTAAGAGGAGCAGGAACTTCAACTTTGCTAAACACTTTCAAGTTAGCATTAAAAAAAGCTAAAACTATATAATTAAAATAATTATTTATATTAAATTTAAAAACAAACATTATGAGAACATTACCAAAGCACAAACAGAATTTAAGAATAGAAAATAACAATGTATGGAGTTATAATATTATTGTTGCAAGAATTAAGGGAAACGAAATATATCAATTACCTTATTCCTTTAAATACGGAGATGTTAAAAAGCAATGGAGTTCAACTACACAGAATCATATAAATTATGTAGCTAAAGAATTAGATTTAACTTTAATAAAATAATATATGAAAGAAAGTGAAGTAGTTAAAATAATAGAAAATTATACTGGTTATGTAGATAGAAGTAGAACTGACGAATGTTTACACGAAGTAAATTTTAATTTAGTAGCAAAAGATATTACTAAAAAGTTAAGAGAAACTTTAAATGATTTTGTTGGTTGGTGGAATGATAAGCAAATATCAAGTGATAGAATAAATTATAACGAATTTTTATTTTATACATTACTACAAGATGTAAAAAACAATAAACACCCATTAACAAATTTAGAATATGATTATGCGTTTAATTTAATACCGAAATATTATAATCACTTTTTTCTATCTAATTACAACGATGAAAATTTAAGTGAGTATGATGCAATAATAAATTATCTAAAAAACTATTAAATTAAAACAACCAATTAAATAATTAACCTTTACAGAAATGTAAGGGTTTTTTTGTACCTTGTAATAAAATAATTTAAAAATAACTATATACATATATGAAAGTTGAATTAATAGTACCGAATAGTTTAAACGAAGTTACTTTAGGACAATACCAAGAGTACATAAAATTAAAAGATTTATCAGAAACAGAACTATCTCTAAAGATGATTGAGATATTCTGTAACTTGAAATCAGAACAAGTAAGATACTTGAAAGCTACTGACGTAAGAACTGTTGTAACTATTATATCTGAAATGTTTGATAGTAAACCAAGTTTAGTAAATACGTTTAAAATAGATGGTATTGAATATGGGTTTATTCCTAACCTTGATGAGATGAGTTTTGGGGAGTACATTGATTTAGATACTTTCATTGGAGATTGGGATAACATAGAAAAAGCTATGGGAGTTCTTTACAGACCAGTAGAAATAAGAAAGGGTAATAGATACCATATAAAAGAATATGAAGCAGGAGAAACAGAGCATTTAAAAGCAATGCCATTAGATGCAGTATTGGGTTCTATCCTTTTTTTTTATCGTTTAGGGAACGACTTATGCAAAATTATGATGAACTCTTTGGAGGGCAAAGAGATGGAGGACTTACAAGCACATCTCAATTCGGAAGCAAATGGGGCTGGTACACAAGCATTTATGCTCTCTCTCAATCAGATATTAGACGGTTTGAAGATATTACCAAACTAAAAATGCACGAATGTTTAATGTTCTTGACATTTGAAAAAGAGAAAAACGAATTAGAAGCAAAACAAATTAAAAAGAAATTTTAGATGCAAGGGATTAGAGGATTTTATCAACTTACCGAAACTATAAAGAATCAGTTACTTAATGATGTAAATGTCAATACAGTAACAACTGGAGATATAACAGAAATAGATTTATCTAAACAAACTATATTTCCTTTATCACATATTATTGTAAACAACGTAACCACAGAAGAACAATATCTTTCTTTTAACCTTACTGTTATGTCTATGGATATTGTAGATAAAAGCAAAGAGCCTGCAACAGATATATTTAGAGGTAACGATAATGAGCAAGATGTTTTAAATACTCAATTAGCGGTACTTAACAGATTGACAATGTTATTAAGAAAAGGTAACTTGCATAGTGATTTATACCAATTAGATGGTTCTCCAAGTTGTGAGCCATTTTATGAAAGGTTTGAAAACAAGTTAGCAGGTTGGGCTTGTACCTTTAATGTATTTATACAAAATGATGTTAATATATGCAGTTAAAAGAAACACAGAAAGCTTTAAATACTTTTGCTAAATATGTTATACAACAAAGTAGAACTAATTTAACTAAAGGTAAAAAGAACGCTTCTAAAGAACTTTACAACAGTTTAGGTTCTGATATAAAGGTTTCTAAAAATAGTTTTGAATTATCGTTCCTAATGGAAGAATACGGTGTGTTTCAAGATAAAGGGGTAAAGGGTACTAAATCTAATTATTTAGAAAATAAAGAATCTCCTTTTAGTTATAAATCCAAAGGAGGTAAAAGAGGTTTAAAAGGTATGCCACCACCAAAAGCATTTGATAAATGGATTGTGCGAAAAGGGTTAAAAGGAATAAGAGATAAGAAGGGTCAATTTATAAGTAGAAAATCATTGCAGTTTATGATTGCAAGAAGTGTATTTGAAAAAGGTATTAAAGCGAGTATGTTTTTTACTAAACCATTTGAGAAAGCATTTAAGAATCTACCAAAAGAGTTAGTAGAATCATTTGCTTTAGATGTAGAGCAATTAATAAAAACAACAGTAAATAATAGATAATGGCAATAAACACAAGAAGTCCACATTTTGAAAGCATTGATTTTGCTGCAATGTCTTATGGTATTTTACAAGTATTTATTTGGACTGGTAATAAATCTAATGTATTTAGTCAAGTACCTACTAATCCTACATACACTTTAAGAAAGTCAGCAATAACACCAGCGTCTGGTAATCCAAGTGTATCGTTTGAAACATCTGAATTAATAAGAGATTATTTAGATACTGCATTTGATGGAGATTATACTGGTCAAGGTGTATGGGTTAAACACATACTTACTGCATACAATTCATCTAACGCAGTTTTGTTTAGTAAGCAAAATTTACAAATAGCTTTTGATGGTTATAGTTACTTTGAGCAAGAAAATATCAAAGAGCAATCTCCAATGCTTTCTAATAAAAAGTTGTTTGTTTTAGAGGATAACACTTTTAGAGTTCCTCTTTACACAGAATTAAATCCAACAGTAGTATTTCTTAAAGATGATGGGATTGTAGCTAATCAAACTTTTAATGATAGTTTTGAGAGTTCTAAACAAATAAAGTATGTTTCTATTTATGGGGATAATGAGAATTGGGATACATTCAAAGAGAGGGTTTTAGAAAATGGTGGTACAAGCTACGAACCTAATAACTGTTTAAAAGCATATTTTAATAGTTATTCAATAGGTGCAGTAGATGAAGTTCGTGTATCTTATAAGGATTTCGGAAGTGAGTTAATTCCAAGCGTAGATTTATTAGGTAGTAGTTGGTTTAACGGAGGTACAGTTCCATCAAGTACAGTTATAGCTGGTAGTCAATTATCTCCATTATACGATGCGTTAGCATATAGAGTAACAAGTCCTGCAGGAAATAGTGGTTACGCTTCAACAGTTGGTATTCAAGAAACAACAGATGGTAGTGATTATACAGTATCTGTTTGGCTTAAAGGTACTGGTACTACTGATATAAGATTTCAAGAATTAGGAGGAGATTATACAACCTACTTTTCTAAAACTATAACTTTGACAAGTAATTGGACTAAATATGATGTTACTGGTACTAAAGGAGTTGATAGTAATCCGTCAAGATTAGTTATAATTAGCGTTGGTTCTGCTGCTTTAGATGTTTATGTTTACGAGCCATCTATAAAAGAATTTTACGGAATAAAAACAGATGTTATAAATGTAGAAACATTACAAGAATGTAAGTACGAACCTAAAAAGGTAACGTTTGTAAATAAGTATGGTGCTTTACAAGATATGTATTTCTTTAAGAAGTCAGTTAAAAAGATGAATATAAAGAAAGAATCTTATAAATCTAATATATTAAATAGTTCAAATAGTTACAGTAGAAGCAATCACGTTTACAGAGATTTCAATGTAGTAGGAAAAGAATCAGTTACTTTGAGTAGTGGTTTTTTAAGTGAAGAATACAATGAAGTATTTAAACAAATGATGCTATCCGAAAAGGTTTGGGTTACTAATATAAATGATGATGGAGAACAAGTTTTACCAATTAACGTTAAAACATCAAACATTACTTATAAGACATCTTTAAATGATAAGTTAGTACAGTACACATTTGACTTTGATAAATCTTACGATACTATAAATAACATTAGATAAATGCAACAAGTACAACTATACATAGGGGATGAAAGAGTTGAGTTATTTAAAGATGAAACTATTTCTTTAACAGAGAGTATTCAAAATATTAAAGATGTAGCAAAAGTGTTTACTGATTTTACAAAAACATTTACAATACCAGCGTCTAAAAGTAACAACAAGATATTTAAACATTATTATAATTATCATATA